ACTGCGATCGTTTAATGCCGAGCAACTGATTGACTCGACCCAAGGTCATAAGCGGTGGTCCTGTCATGTCACCAAACGACGCGTAACTGTCTCCAGTTGTGCCGCGTTCACGGTAAAGCCCTGCGGCGTAAAGCGTGGTTCCTAACAGTGCTGCGGCGTCTGGTGCGCTGGTCAAATTATCGTGGTATCCAGCGGAGACCCTGCGACGAAAACACCATGAATTCGCAGCTGCAACACAAGTCGTTAGGAAAGCGGTGTCATTTGCCGTGGCCGACGAGATCCCAAGAAACTCTTGCACAGCTGCGACTGTGGTCCATGTACAAGTCAAAGTCCATGTCAAAGTTCCAAACGGATCGGCAGCGGACCGTTCTAGATCGTCGCCAACATCTTGAAACATCAACTGGTTGACAATGATTTCGTTTTCGTTGTACAGCAGGTCGCCTGCTTCGTTAACGCCAGCAAACAAGTTGACCGGTACAGCGATCACAATGTGCGTGCCGTTGAGACCGTGACCGAGTCCAGTGAGTGTGATTGTCTGACCGACTGTGATGTCGGTTGCTTCGAGGGTCTGCACCACAGCGACATTGTCTAGACGCTGGTGGTGCGTCACGCTGAATGTGGCCATGGTGCAGTCTCTCTACTCAGTTCCGTCTATCAGACGAAAGTAGCCTTAACGAACTTGCTTGAGTCAATCATCAAAGCGGCGAAGTAGCCACGGAACGCAATGGTGCGGCTCAAGGTGGACGGGTTGTCCAACGAGATCGCGCCCTTCTGTTGCTCAAACAGTTCGTAACCAGTGGCGTCACCAACGATTGTGGTTGCAGCGTTAAAGTTGCGATCAACAACAACCTGAAGCCCAAAAGCGTTGCCGTTGACCTGACCGGGTGCAAGATTGCCGAAAGCGTTCATTGGGCCCACTTGTGGAAATAACGGACGCTTGCTCGAATCTGACAATTTCAAGAGTTCGGCCCACATTGATGGGTTCATGAACATATGCGTTGGCAAGTTGCCGTTTGATGCGGAAAGAATGGTTTCTGCTGCATTTGCAACCCATTCTGCCCAGTAAGACGGATCATCAACAGATGCTGCAGTGAAGTTGCTTGTGGTGGTTGCGCCTGTAACCAAAGTGTCGGCTGCGTAGTTGTCGGTTGCGTTTGCGTAGATACGGCCCATGTCGTCAAGCAAGATTGACAAGATCGCGGGATCGCTCCAATCCAGATCGGCTTCGGACACGTTCACATAGCCACCGAAAATTTGTTTTGTAACTTGGTTTGAACTAACCACAAGAGTGCCTGACTGGTTGCTCATTTCGGCGAGGCTTGCACCAATGCTCGTGTGAGTCGTAACCTCAGGGCGAATAAAGACTTTGCCTCCACCGGGCATGGAACGAGCACCAATTGCATCAACGACAGGGCGACGGCCAATGAAGTTGTTGTAGACAGGTCCAATGATTGGAGTGGGGAGCACACCGGGTGTGTCGCTGGTGACCACGTCAGGAGCTGCAGCGCGAAGTGCTTCGTGCATACGTTCCCAAGCAGTTCCGCCAGCAATGGCAGCACTCAAGTATTCGACAGCGGTCGGCAATTTTGCGTCACGCTTGACAGCGGTTGCGTAGATGGGTTGAGTCGCGACTGCGGCTTCAACGGTTGTGGGTTCTGACATTTCATCCTCCTCGGATGGTGTTGGGGTTGTTTCTGTTGGGGTTTCGGTTTCGTCGGGTTCGCTTTCATCGGGTGATGAGGCGGCGACTGAGTAGACCTGTGCTGATTCGTAGGCTGGCACAGTGACCACCGATAGTTCTACGAATCTAGCCTGAGAGACCTCTAGGGTCCCGTCTGACAGGCGCTTGAACTTGGTAGGGATTGCGCCCACCGAAACGCTGTCTAAAGCGCCGTCGGCGAGCAGTGCGAGAGCATCATCGGCGGCGCGAGTGGCGCTCAGTTTTGCCACAAACATCATGCCCTCGCTGGTGGACACTCTTTCGGTAACTCGACCAATGACGCGCGTGTCGTCGTGGTATTCCAAGAGCTTCGGCATCGGGCCGTCCTCGGGCAGTGAGCCTTCAAGAAAGACCACACTCTCGCCACCACTCAAAGTGGCTTTGACATTCCACGGGACTGCAAGGCCAGTAATTTGACGCGACGGTTCACCATCAGCGGACGCGTCCAGCGTGATCTGTTGAGCGGTCAATCTAATCATGAATATTCTTCCTCGCGGTTTCCTGAATCAAAAGCGGGTTCGCGCTCAACATTTCCTAGATCGTTTTCGTAAACATAATCGGAAACATCAAATTTGACGTATCGTCCACGCGGTAAAAGTTGATTCATTGACAATGTTTGTTCAATGGCATCCAAATATTGTTTGGTGCCAAACAAGTAGAGATCTTGGCGTGCCTGTTGCGCGTTCTGGTATGTGTAGCCCTGTACGCCAATGCCCAAAAGGTATGCGGGAATTCCAGTGGCCCGAGACAATTCAAGCGACTGGAATTGACGCGACTCAATTAGTTGCAGTTTGTTCGGGTCACTGGAGAACTCTTTAAAAGTCACGACGCTGTTAAGTGCACCAATAGCACCAACTTGTCGAGCGTTACGCCAAGCAGCTGCAAGTTCTGAAAGATCTTCGGCTGACATTGGTTCGGATGCGTCAGTCTGTTGCAACCAGCCAGCGGCAATCTCATTAACGGCAAAACGATCAGCGGCTTGCTGAAGTTTTAAGGCCGTCATGATTGCCCGGTTGCCTGTGTACAGCAGACCTTGAGTCGGTGCCAAGAACTGCACGACGTCATCGGTTGCAAGTGGGTAACCGTTAAATTCGACTTGGTCGGACGGGCCGAACCATTGCGGACCTGCTTGATCCATGGTCGTGACCATTGCGGCGGGTAACCATTGGAACGAAAGCGGGCGTCCTGTGGCTGTGGATCGGCTGGTGATGTACCAGAATCCGCGACCGTGAAGCATAAGGTCCGTGACGAGCTGGGAGAAAATGAAGTTGCGCGTGACCTTTGGATCGGGCTGATCCATCCACGACTCGTTCTCCAAATAGATCTCTTCGTACTCTTCGCCAGTCCATTGAGTGGTGTAATGCTTCAGTTCTAAACAGCCGACCATGGACGCAATCATTTGAATCGAGCGGGCAACAGTGGGAACAGAGAGGGCCAGTTCTTGCGACGCCCCGACGGAGTACGTATAGAACTGACCCACCTGTGCGGCAGAACCTGCTGCAGCCTGTATCGGCGCGGACGCAAACGCTGGGGTTGCGCTTACTTTCTTGCTACCGAAAAGAGCCATCACTTGCGAGTCTCTCACAGATTTTGCGTCTATGTAAGTACCCCTAGCCAAAAGCGAAAGCGGCACGCGACGACCGCACTGGTTTGGACGCCAGCATGATTCCCCACACTGCGCACCGGGCTAACTCAATTGGACCGGGCGACTTCTGCGATGACAGCACGATAGACCCGCCCGTTTTGACGGCCACGGCTCGCGCGAGATGTTCGGCTAGTGCGATGTCGCCTGTGTGGTTGACGCGATCCTCAACGATCATGGCGCGACAAGTTGCAGTCCATTTAAGTAACTCGGCGTAGCCGACGATCTGCATACGACGCCGTAGGTCTGGGGGACAATGGATCTCCAGTGATGGGGTGACAGCAAGTTTCACCGTTTGGTCGTGCATGATCCGCACAACTTCCTCCCACATTTGTGCAGCTGACTCGACAACAAACGCGACCGACACGATCACGCGTCCGTCATCAAAAGCGGTTGAGATTCCGACGTAGCGCGAGTCATCAACCGATGAGTCAATGGTGAGCCACTGGGTCGGTGGTGCTGGTCGGTCGGATTTGCGGTCGTTCCATAGGTTGATCGGCAAATAAGAATTTGTTGAATCCACCCAAAGATTGAGGTGGCCACGAATGAACGCTTGACGGTTTGGTGAGTCGTAAGCCAACTCCAACGCCTTGGCCGTGATCGTCGTGCCCAGTGCTGGGTTTGCCCATCCCCAGTGCGACCGATCTTCAAGACTTACACCGGGTGGCAATGACCACTCAGCAAAGTAGAGCGCCGTCGGTTGACCCGAGTCAATCGCTGCAATGCCCTGTTCTCGAAGTTGCAACAACACCGTTGAACCTTGATCGCCAGCAGTAGAGAACATCATCATCATCGGATTCTTAACCGCGATCTGCGAAGGCCGTAAAGCCGTAAACACAACGTCGGGACCAATGTCCCACACTTCGTCCACCAGCAGAACTGAGGCAGTCATACCGTGAGCGTGAGCGGACGCCGCAACAACTGAGATGCTTGAGCCGTCAGGAAAGTTGATCCGCTCGTCACCGTTCTGCCAGCGAACCTTGCAATCAAAGTTTTCAAGGTCGCGGACAACATCCCGAAACAAGGCCATGCTCCGACGCTTTTGGTTAGCCACAATGACGATCGTCTGAGGCTCGCGACGTGCAGCTGCATACTCGGTAGCCATGAAGCCGGCGACAGCACGCATGACCAGGCTCTTGCCGTTCTGTCGGGCCGTACTGATACAAGCCTCACGGAACACAAAGTCGCCGTCGGCATCCACAGTCAACGCGTCGTTACAGATCCGCTTCTGCCACTCCATCAGCTCAATGCCAAGAACGCGCTTCGCCCAAGCAGTCAGGGCAGGACCAAAACTCTCACCGGGTGGAACAGGCGTTACCAACCTCGGCTCGATCCGACCAGATATGACCGAACTACCGCTGGTTCGGGCTGGTTCCTGCTGGTTCAGGCTAGTTGAGGGTATTTCGGGAT